TTTAGATGCGCTCATCGAAACCCAAACCTTGCTCAAGTACCAAGTGACTCAAGATTTAGAGAACTTTTCTTACCATCTCCAGGTCAAGTCATGGTCGCTGCTGATTTGTCTGGGATTGAGTTACGTATGTTGTCTCATTTCCTTGCCAGATATGATGGTGGACGGTATGCAGACATCTTACTCAACGGAGATATACACCAAGTAAATGCTGACAAGATAGGAATATCTAGAAAGCTAGTAAAGACTGTAACTTATGCATTCCTGTATGGTGCAGGTGACGAAAAAATTGGACACAGTTATGACAAACTTCTTTCATCCAAAGATGCCAAGAAAAAAGGTAAGGAAATCAGAGCGGCATATATTGACGCGATTGATGGACTCGATAAACTCTTGGCGTCTATCAAGACAGCTTCAGAGAGAGGATTTATCAAAGCTATCGATGGCAGAAAAATTATGGTGGATAGCCCACATAAAGCGTTAAATTATTGCCTTCAAGGTAACTCCGCTATCCTTGCTAAACGTTGGATGGTAATCAATCAACAAAACATAAAAGACTTAAATTTATGTTGTTCACAACTAGCCTTTATACATGACGAATTGCAATTCGAGTGTTCCCCTGAACAGACAGCTGACTTATCAACATCCTTGGTATTTAGCAGTCTCGCAGCTGGAGAATACTACAACCTCAGAATCAGAATTGACGCAGAAGCAAAAACCGGAAACAACTGGAGTGAAACCCACTAATGAGAAGTAAATCAATGATGGGAGTACAAACCGTAGTCCCTTTTACATCAAAGAAAACCCGTCAAGGTAACGGTTTACATAGTAAGCCACGTAAAGGTAAAAAGAAATATAGAGGCCAAGGTAAATGAAGTTATTTGTTGACGCAGATTACATTGTTTACAAAGCTTGCGCTGGTGCAGAATCAGACCTTGATTTCGGTGATGATGTAATTGTAGTTGTCAGCAAATTTAGTGAGGCATACGCAGCAGTAAAATGTGAACTAAATAAAATTAAAAACAAGTTCATGTGGGATGTACCTGAAGTTGTCTTGTTCTTTAGTGATAGTACTAATTTTCGTAAGGAGATCATGCCTGCTTACAAAGGTCATCGCAATCGTAAGAAACCTTGTGGATACAAACGTGTTATCAATGCTCTTAAAGATGAGTATGAAGTAGTAATACTACCGACTCTTGAAGCAGATGATAGTATGGGTATCTACGCTACTAAATATCCTGGTAACATTATCGCCAGTCCTGATAAGGACATGCGGCAGATACCTGGAACGCTCTACACCATGGATGAAACCGTGAATGTGGAAGAAGCAGAGGGACAACGGTGGCATCTCATACAGACGCTTGCAGGAGACCAGACAGACGGATATGCTGGTGTACCTGGTATTGGTATCAAACGTGCTGTTGCTTTATTTGAAGAAAAAGGTTACACTTGGAAAACAGTTGTCGATGCATTTGCTGAGAAGGATCTTGGTGAAGACATTGCACTACAAAACGCAAGACTTGCAAAGATCCTTACCACCGATGATTATGACTGGACAGCTAAACAACCAATCCTCTTTTCCCCCTCCTCCAATTATACAGTTGACAGTGGAGCAGGACTTCAAGATAAGAAGACTTAAAGACTTACTACCTAAAGCTGATAAAACAGATATAATTACATTGTTCATGGCGTTACAACGTCAGAACTTTGTACTTGCTAACAACTTATCCAACCTAGTCGAACAATGGCCCAATCACCCGCTTACTACACAAGAGGATCAATCGAATGCTGGGACTTCATCAGAGATCAACAATTAAATTACCATCTTGGTAATGCAGTAAAATATATTTGCCGTGCTGGTCATAAAGATAGTGCGGTTTCTGATCTTAAAAAAGCAATCCATTATCTAGAAAATGAACTATCCCACATTACTGACTCAAGCCAAAGAATTTCGGGACGCTTATTCGATACCCAATTCCCCGAATGGGACGAAGACTCAGAAATCTTTGATCGATGAAGAATGGTCAGAGTTTCACGAAGCCTTTCATTTAAAAGATGAACACGAACAACTAAAAGAGCTTTGTGATCTTGTCTATGTTTGTTATCAGTTTGCTGCTAATGAAGGCTGGGATCTAGATGAAGCTATGGATCGCGTTCATAAATCAAACATGTCCAAACTAGATGATAATGGACAACCTATTTACCGCCAAGACGGTAAGGTCTTAAAAGGACCAAATTACAAACCTCCAAACCTAACTGATCTACTCAATGACTAATTATATCTCCCGCACAGGTCGGGTTCAATCATGGATTGATGATCCTACACATCGTCTACCAGTCAGCTGCACAGTATTTGTAGTTGAAAATGAAATGGAAGGACCTAATGGTATCGAAGCCAGCTGGAGATTTGCTTCACATGCTCTTAGGTATGGTGCAGGTTGTGCTATTCATCTCTCTAAACTTGACCATAAAGGAAAGACACGAGAGTCTGGTGTAGTTGCATCTGGTCCTGTAAGTTTTGGTAAAATTTATTCATCATTAAATGAAATACTTAGACGTGGTGGTATCTATAAAAACGGTGCCATTGTTCTTCACCTTGACTTATCCCATCCTGATGCTAGGGAGTTTATCACTACTCCTAGATCCGAATTACCTTGGGTCAAACGATGCATCAACATCACTGAAGAGTGGTGGAAGGATTGTACGTTCAAGGAACAACTTCTATTTGGAATCAAATCAGGTGACATCTGGCTAAACAAAGTAAAATATGACAATGAAGGAAACCGCATCAGAGGTAACGTCTGTCTCGAAGTATACCTGCCATCACGAGGTACCTGTCTACTACAGCATATCAATCTTGGAGCCTGTGAGTTCGACGACATCCCACGAGCATTTGTTGAAGGTATGTCCGAATTGTGCAGCCTACATAGTAGGACAGCTGTCGGAGATTCTGGAGAATACCTCCCGCCTGAAATTGATAGACAGGTGGGACTCGGCTTGCTTGGCCTCGCAAATCTCCTACGGAGGTACGGAGTAACTTACGATCAATTTGGTCGTGCATTACAACAATACAACAACAACGAAATTATCCGCTCGGCTGCTTATGAACTTGTCTCTCAAATTGCTTCAGGAATTAACCAAGCAGCCGCAATCGCTCGCGACCATAATATGGTTCGAGCCTTTGCTATCGCTCCAACCGCCAGTTGCAGTTATCGAAGCGTGGATCTGGATGGCTATACTTGCACACCAGAAATCGCTCCACCTATCTCGCAGACAGTTGATCGCGACTCAGGTACTTTCGGAGTACAAACTTACAACTATGGTGACGTAGAGATCGCCTCTAAGGTGGGCTGGGAGGCTTACAAACGTGTTGCTGATGGCATCATGACTCTACTAGATAGCACAGGGCTTCTTCACGGTTATAGCTTCAATTCATGGAGTGATACAGTAACCTACGACAATGCGTTCGTGGAAGAGTGGCTTCGGTCCCCGCAAACATCTCTTTATTACTCACTACAAGTAATGGGAGATACTCAAGATAAATCAGACGCATATGCTGCACTAGATGCAGAAGATGTAGAGAATTATTTAGAGGACATTTTAAATGAAGAAATTACCTGTGATTGTCAAGAGTAATGAACCCTTACGAGAAACTACTAAACAGAAAAAGAAAATGGACACCAGTCCAGACAACTGCCGGATCATGCAAGGCAGGGGCGGAAGAGACGGTTTACCGTGCTCTTGCGTTGCGACATATGGAACTACCTGTGGGAGATTTTATCCGTGATGGATTGGCTACCGACGTACCAAAACTATCGAGGAAGTTATTGGAATCAAATGTCACCGACGAGGAAAATCACGACCTGGCACTTGGTTACATTGCCAATGCTTACGGTGTTGACAAAAAAGCTGAATCGGAAGCTCTCAGGCTCAGGGAAGCTTGGACTTCGCATCCAGATCACACAATCCTCAAAGCAATGGTTGCCGAACGTGCAATTTTCTTCGTTCTTCTACCATTCTTTCGCTTTAATGGTGATGCTGGAATGCGAACAGTCAGTGCGGATATAAGTAGAGATGAACAAATTCACGTTGCTGCCAATAGCCTTGTTTGTCGGGAGCTGGGGCTTACTGTCAGCCCTAGTCTTGATAAACTCCGCAAGGCAACTATCAATTGGGTAATGCAACCTTTGGGTAGCAATACCGATAAATATTTGGACAAAAAATTTTGGCTGGATTCTAGTGATCGTTTAATGTATGAAGGTAAAGCACCTGAGCTTTCTGATACTAAAGCTGCTAGAATGCCTGCATTCTTTGAACATAGTAATGTAAACCTTCCACAATATGCCTGACTTAAATTTACTTGATGTTCGTGGCATGACAGCTAATGCTATGTTGTCTAAGTTAAATGAATCCTTCCCACCAGTAAACCCTAACCCTGAAGATACAATGGAAAAAATTATGTATAGGTCTGGTCAACGTAGTGTCGTTGAGTGGGTCATTCAATATATGGATGAAAATTAATGGGAGTAAGTACTGAATATTATAATCCCGCACTTGCTACAAGTGAAGAAAAAGGTCTTAGTCAATTTGGCGATGCAGATCTTGCTGCTAATAGATCGGCTGGTTTTTCAGATCAAGAGATTCTAGAATTTTTGGATGCTAATCCAGAAACCTTGAATCCTCAGCAACAACCTGGTGTACCTGGTGGTATTTATGAACAAGTATCTTTAGGTGCACAACAAGAAAGCAGAAGGGAAGCTGAAGAAGCTCAAAGGCAACAAGAATTAGACCGAATAGCTGCTGATGCTCAAGCTGAACAAGAACGATTAGCTAGAGAACAAGAGGAACGTTTGAAAGAATTAGAAATTGCTAGTAGGACTGCACAACAAAATCAACTTGCTGGTAGTAGAACTGCTCAACTTGAACTACAAAGTATTTCTAATTTACCTGGTTCACAAGGTGGTACAAGTGCATTTAAACGTAGACCTTTACAAATTAAACCACAAGTTTCAACAGGATTGTCTCCGAGTTTACCTGCTTCTTCTAGTTTAGGTATTAATGTATGATGACTGCTCAATCACGTTATGAGAGATTGTCTTCAGACCGATCCCAGTTTCTAAATACTGCTAGACAAGCAGCAGATCTAACTCTTCCTTATCTAATCCGTGGAGAAGAAACATATTATAAAGGTGCACGTAATCTCATTACACCGTGGCAAAGTGTAGGAGCTAAAGGTGTAGTGACGCTTGCAAGTAAACTAATGCTTGCACTGCTACCACCACAAACCAGCTTCTTTAAGCTACAGGTTAATGATATTAATATTCCTGGAGAATTAGGACCAGATATTAGATCAGAACTTGACTTGTCGTTTGCTAAAGTTGAACGCACGATTATGGAATCTATTGCAGCTTCTACTGATCGTGTTATAATTCATCAAGCACTAAAACATTTAGTCGTTGCTGGTAATGCTCTTATCTATATGGGAAAGGATGGGCTTAAATTATACCCTTTGAACCGTTATGTTGTAGATAGAGATGGCAGTGGCAATGTTATTGAAATTGTAACAAAGGAAACAATCTCTAAAAAATTACTTGAAAAAAATTATCCAGCATTTGACCTAAAAAATAACTGGGAAAATGTTGATGATTCATCAACAGATGAATGTGATGTTTATACTCACGTAACGTTAGACAACAAAACATGGGTTTGGCACCAGGAGGTTTATAATGATGTACTTCCTAAGTCAAAGGGTAAAGCTCCTGTTAATGCTAACCCTTGGCTGACACTTAGGTTTAACCATGTTGATGGGGAAGCATATGGACGTGGACGTGTCGAAGAATTCATTGGTGATCTAAAGTCACTTGAAGCTCTGTCACAAGCCCTTGTAGAAGGCAGTGCAGCAGCTGCTAAGGTAGTGTTTACCGTTTCACCCTCCAGTACAACCAAGCCTCAAACACTTGCACAAGCAGGTAACGGAGCTATCATTCAGGGTAGACCTGATGATATTGGTGTTGTACAGGTAGGTAAAACGGCTGACTTCCAAACTGCTTATCAAATGATAGGAAGTTTATCACAACGTCTTAGTGATGCATTTCTTATTCTTAACGTAAGGAATAGTGAACGTACTACTGCTGAAGAAGTACGTATGACACAACTTGAACTTGAACAACAACTTGGGGGACTGTTCTCCCTACTAACTGTTGAGTTCCTTGTACCTTATTTGGATCGAAAACTTTCTGTTGCTCAAAGGACAGGTGAGATTCCACGTCTTCCTAAAGGTGACATTGTTAAGCCTACTATTGTAGCTGGTATTAATGCACTTGGCCGAGGTCAAGATCGTGAAAGCCTTGCACAGTTTCTTACTGTTATTGCACAAACAATGGGACCACAAGCTATCCAAGAATATATTAATCCTGAAGAAGTTGTCAAACGTTTGGCTGCTTCGTCCGGTATTGATACATTGAATCTTGTTAAGAGTATGCAAGAGATTCAGAAAGAAAAACAAGCTGCTGCTCAACAGCAACAAAAAATGCTGATGACTCAACAAGCTGGGCAACTAGCTTCAGTAAATCAGAAACGTGAGCAAGCATCAGCTGAAATGATACAACAACAACAACAACAACCACCGCAATAATATGGCAGAAACTTTAACAATGAATGAAGCCCCTGCTGATCAGCCTGAATTTAATGCTGATGAGCAGAACTCTTTTGAAGTAGCAGAATCTATTTCAGGAGAATCACAACTACTTGCAGGTAAGTTTTCAGATCCACAAGCTCTGGAACAGGCTTACCTTGAACTACAAAGTAAACTAGGACAACCAAAAAATGAACCCGAAACCAGTGAAGAATGGGAGCAAGAAGAAGCCCCCGAAGAAGTACTAGAGAACCAAGAAGAGCAAAAAGAATCTACTAAAGAAGTTCTTTCTGAAAAACAAGCTGATCAGTTGTTTGAAATGGTTGGTGGTAAACAAGCTTATAAATCAATGGTTGCTTGGGCTGGTGAATCTATATCTAAAGAAGAAATAAAGATGTATGATTCTGTTATGGCAGAAGGTAATCCTAACTCAATTTTCTTTGCAGTA